CCGTTCGCGGTGAGCGGGGAGAAAATAGGCGTCATTGTCCCGACAGGGTGGAGCGCAGCGGGCATGACGTTTCAGGTATCGCACGACCGGGTCTCCTTTTTTGACCTCTACGGATACGACGGGAGCGCGGTGACGGAAGCGACATCGACCGTCACGGCAAATACCGCTATTTCACTGGCAGGAATAGCGGACCACCTCGCGCCGTTCCAATGGGCTCGGATTCGCTCCGGAGTAGCTGCAACACCGGTCAATCAGGGCGCGGTAGCCGCTGCCAGGGTATTCACGTTCGGAACAGGCAAGACGCTCACGGTCACAAGCGGAGCCAAGGGAATGATCGGAAACGAGCTTTCCTTCTCCTTCGAGACGAACGAAAAGGACGATTTGGAGCTTTCCGTTTCTGGCGCGCACACGACAATCAAACTCGCGTCGGACACGTCCTCGAAGAACAGCGCGGCAGCGATCCAAGCGTTGATCCGAGCGGCGACCATAAGCGACATCGACGTGACGGCACTGACCGTTGCGGAGAGCTCCGGGTATGCGGCGGCACGTCCTGCGGCGACGAAGGCCGTGGCGGTCTACGAGTTCGCGGACGAATCTAACCGCTCTCGGTGCCGTTACGATCACGGCGGGGATAGGCGGAGCTGGAGGTAATTTCGTTTCTTCGGTGATTTGGGGCGTCAACGACTCCGACGACCTCGACGTATCCGTCACGGAAGCGGGAGAGCTGCAAATACTCCTCGCGAAGACGACCGCGAGCAAGAACGCCGCCGCGACGATCGAGGCGGCGATACAGGCGCTCACGGATACGCCGATTGACGCATTCCTCGCGGCGTTGACCTTCGCGGGCGATGCGACATGGGACGCCGCGCCTCCGACGGCGTTTGAAACGGTTGAACTTGCGGAATCCGGCAACACTACCGGAGCCGACATAACGGTACCGGCTGGCGGGAACCTCGCAGGCGGGGATCGTTTCGAGATCGAGCTGAGCGTAAGATGAACTGGCAGGCGAAAGCGGACAAGGCGACTGCGGCACTGAGAAAATTCGGGGCTGCGGTCGCCTTGGTGCGCGTTACTCAGGGAACACCAGCGAACCCGTGGGACCCTCCCGCGCAGACGGAAGCGAGCTATCAGGGCAAAGGGCTATTGCTCTCCTACGCCGCGCACCTGGTAGACGGCACGACGATTCAAGCCGGCGACGTGAAGCTCATGCTCGCGGCGGATATCGAATCCGCTCCGGTCGCCGGAGATTTTATCGACGTGAAAACGGAGCGGTACCGGGTGGTGCGTTCGGAGCCGTATCAGCCGGGCGGCGAGGTGTTGTACTACGACCTCCAGCTGAGAAGGTGAGGACGTGGCGAACGCGAAGCAGTTTTCAATCGACCTGACGCGCTGGGGAACGTCTCTTGAGAAAGAACAGGCGCCGCAGTTCATCCGCAAAATCGCGCTCGAACTGCTCAAAAAGGTGACTATGAAAAGCCCGGTCGACACGGGGCGCTTTCGAGCTAACTGGATGGTCGGCATCGGCGGCGCGGACGAGACGACAACCAACAGCACGGTAAACGACGCCATGATGAGAGGTTCGATAGTTCTCACGGCATACCGCGCCCTCAAGCAAATCCACATCTCGAACAATCTTTCCTACGCGGAGGCGCTCGAACATGGACGCTCTCAACAGGCTCCTCTAGGCGTGGCTGAAATCTCGGTCGCCGAGATAGAGGCGCACTTCAACGGGGGTGCGGCATGAATAGCAAGACAACCTTCGAAACGCTTGCAGGCGCGTTCTCCACAGGCTGGAAGACGCTGAAAAGCGCCGGACCTCCTGCGGTGTACGAGGCGAAAACGCCGATAGCATGGCCGAACGTCAATTTTACGCCGCCGTCCGGGCCGTGGGTGCGGTTCAACGTCCTCGACGGAGAAGGCGCGTGGCGCTCCATCGGCTCTCCGGGGAGCAATATCGCCGGGTACGTAGGCGTGGTGGTGATTCAGATTTTTGTCCCACTTCTCTCCGGAGAATCGACTGCTCGCGACTATGCGGATGCCGCTGCGGAGATATTCCAAGGGCAGGTAATCAGCGGTATCAGGTTTTCTCCGGCGACTGTGCAAATCCTCAACACTTCGCTGGCCGACGGCTGGCATCAGATCAACGTCTCCATTCCTTTCCGGCGGGACGTTCTCATTTAACAAGGAGGTAATCAAAT